CGCTCTTCCGATCTAGCTATCAACCTATCAGCACCGGCTCGAATTTTCCGAAATTCCGCTTGACACTCTCCCCGACCACATGCGACAATACCGCTGCAAGCGAAACACTCCAACAGTACCCGAAAGGAGGAAACCCAATGCCATACGTAAACAAAATCAAACGTACCATTACCACAAGCGCATGCCTAGGCCAGTGCGTCAACGAGTACGGGGAATTCGAAGATTTCGTTGATGTAATCCCCCAAGACGTATCCTGCAACAAGGCCAGTGTCATTCTTCGCAAGAAGTGGCATAATCAGTCAATCGTCATCAATAAGGTTGACAAAGAAACCCACGTGTACGAAATGTCCGTGGAAGAGTTCATCGCAACAGCCCACGAAGTCAAGTAAAGGAGAAACAATCATGGCAGAAGAAATCACTCTCGCAAACGAAACCACCGCTATCGAAACCACTCGCGAAACCACGTGTTCCGCGCTCGCGTTCGACACTCAGTCCCGTATGGGCAAGGTGAAGCTCTTCAACGCGCTCAACAGCGCAGAATCGCTCACTGATTCCCATGTTGACCGCTTGACGCTCCAGGGCGTTATCGTCCAGTCCGGTACTCGCGTTGATGCTATGACGGGCGAAGTATCCCCAGCGAAGTTCACCACTTTCATCACCGAAGATGGCGCGTATTTCTCGCAGTCCGACGGCATTGCGCGTTCGGCTGAGAATCTCGTGGCCGCATTCGGCGAGGACTTCGCGGACGAGCCCATTACCATCGAGTTCGGCGTGAAACAGCTCCAGGGCAGCCGTACCCTGAAGTATTTCAGCGTGGTGCAGTAGCACGCTAACGGCATTTGGGAAGAGTTCGAAGGGCTGCGATTTGCAGCCCTTTTAGTTCGAGGGTGATACCTATGGCGACTACCATTGACGTAAGTTTGGACGATATTCGCACTTTGCAGAAGCGTACACGTGATAAAGAGTACCGCCTGCGCAAGCAGGGCGCGTTTCAGGAGAGTATCGACAAGGTATCGCCGCGAGAATCGTGGTCCAGCGTAAAGGCCATGACCCCAGCGCGGCGCAGGCGTTATGCCAAGCAGCTCGACCGTTTCAACAAAAAAGGCGCTTATGTCGGCTCGGAATCTGGCGATGTTATTCCCAAGACATATATCACTCAGTCACGCAGGCTTATCAAGGCGCACAATAAGTTCGTTGCGAGCGAGACCAAGCGTATCCAAGGCATAGCTCCCGACTTGTGGCAGCAGTACCGCGCGCACCAGAAGGGGCTTTTGGCCCATCAGGAATCTATTGGCGGTTTGTTGACGCCTATCGACGTGGATAAAATGACAGAACCGCGTTCGCTGGCTGTAGCCAAGCGGCGCGTTAAGAATTTCGAAGCTCGAAATAAGCATAAGTTCGCCTATTATCGCAAGATGCAGAAGAGGAATATGATGACGATGCTCGACACGCTTGGGTTATCCGATTTGAGCGAGTTGGTCCGAAACATGACCCCCGATCAGTTCGATATAGCGTCTTCGGTCTTGCCGGTGTGGGAGCTTATGTCCGTCGATTATGTGGCGGCTGCATCGCCTGAGCCTGGGACTCGTGTTCGTCCTATGAGCAGCGATACGTTCGACGATATACGTTCCTATCTGTATAAGGCATACGCCATTGGCGGCGGCTATGACGAGCTTAAAGTCATTGCACGTCTCGACAAGACCAGGCAGAAACGCGAGCTCGCGGGTGCGAAGCGTGCAGCCAAGAAAATGGTTCAGGTTCGCGGTTCGAATATCATTTAGCCATGCCGTCCGTATTCACTGCTGACTTTGAAACGACCACAGATCCAAACGATTGCCGCGTTTGGGCCTGGGCAGTATGTGAGGTCGCTAACACAGACAACATAAAATATGGCAATTCGATTAAGTCGTTCATGAATTGGCTATCACGGGGAGAGTGCTCCGTGGCCTGGTTCCACAACCTCGGGTTCGATGGAAAATTCATTATAGACTATCTGATGCGCTGCGGCTACGAATGGGTCCCCGAGTATCCGCGTTGCGGGGAATTTACCTCGCTCATTTCGAACAAGGGCAAATTCTACCAAATCGAGATTCATTTCCTAAACGGGCAGCGCGTAATTTACCAGGACAGCTTGAAAGTTTTCCCCATGTCTGTGGACAAATTGGGGGAAACTTTCAACACCCCCGAACAAAAGGGCTGCATCGATTATCGGGCGTATCGCGAGCCTGGGCATAAGCTCACGCCAGAAGAAGTCGAATATATCTGCCATGACGTGCAGATACCAGCGCATGCGCTCTATCAGAACTTCGAGCAGGATTTGGAGAAAATGACCATCGGGGCGAATGCGTTCGACTTCTTCAAAAAGCAGCTTGGAAAGAAGAAGTTCAAGGCATGGTTTCCGACGCTTTCACTCGAAGCCGACGCAGATATACGCAAATCGTATCGAGGAGGTTTCACCTATGTGGAACCGAAGTACGCAGGAAAGGTTGTGGGCCCTGGCGTTTCGGTAGACTACAACTCCATGTATCCATCGGTTATGAAGAAGTACCCCTATCCCTGTGGCGTGCCGATTCTTTTCGAGGGAGAGTACGAATACGATAGGCAATATCCGCTTTACGTGCAACGAATGGTTGTCGAATTCTCTATCAAAGAGGATGGAATACCTTGCATCCAGCTCAAAGGCAAGGGGTTCTATGGACAGCATGAATACGTGCGCGAGACTATTTCGCCAGTTGAGATAACCGTTACTTCGGTCGATTGGGAGATTATGCAGCGCATGTACGATATCGATGTTATCGAGTACGCTGGCGGATACAAGTTCCAGCAGCGCACGGGGATGTTTGACGCGTATATCGACTATTGGGGCCATGTGAAGGAAACGTCAACAGGCGGAATGCGGCAGCTCGCGAAACTGATGCTCAACAACCTTTACGGAAAGTTCGCGACAAACCCCGACGTTACTTCGAAACGTCCCGTGATGATTGACGGCACCGTGCATTATGTCTTAGGCGAAGCGGAATACCGAGACCCTGTGTATCTTCCTGTGGGAACGTTTTGCACCGCCTATGCCAGGCGCGAATTGCTGTTCGCCATCATGGACAATCGCGATCGTTTCGTTTACTGCGACACCGATTCGATGCATTTGCTTGGAACTGAAACGCCTAGGAATATCCCTATTGATGATAAGGCCCTTTGCCATTGGAAGGTCGAAGGGTCATTTTCCAAGGCGAAGCATTTGCGTACAAAAGCGTATATCTGGGACCTCAACGGCAAGTTTTCAGTAACGTGCGCAGGCATGCCCGATTCGGTGAAGAAGTTGGTTACTTGGGACAATTTCGACTATGGCTTTTCGAACACCGACGAGAACGGCGATATCATTCCAGGCCATGCGAAGCTCATGCCTAAAACCGTCCCTGGCGGTGTGGTTCTGGTTGACAGCGTGTATAGGCTTCATCCATAATGTAGGCGCTCGGTGCGTTCTTTTCATGCCGCAGGCGGATAGATGGCGCGACTGCAACCCTAACAGGGACCGCGCCCAGTGGGCACACTTCCATGGGCTAGGGACGTGAGCTGGGCAACCTTTGAAACCCCACCCGAAACACGGGCTGGGGTTTCGTGCTATTATATGACCGTTCATATCGTCGCGAATATGGAGGTGCTAGTATGGACGAAACCCAGGCGGCAGAGACCGAAGCAGAGGAAACCCGCGAAGAGGAAAGCGGAGACCCCGCCGAGGAAGAGGAAGCCCAGGAACAGCAGCAGGAAGTTGAAGAGCATGATTGGGACGAAGTGGAACAGCTTCGCGAGGAGTTTTCCGCGATGCAAGACGAGCTTGCGGCACTCAAAGAAGCGCTCGCGACCATTTCCATTGGCCGTGAGGATGCGGACACCGACTCTGAGCCAGAAGATTTCGGCGAGGATGGCGAAGCCCTCGACCTCGATTCCATGCTCGGATTGTAAGGAGATACCATGCCAATATCTAAATTGACAAATGAAGAGGGCCGTTTGAATTTGACCAATGCCCAAATTCTTGATACCGTGCGCAAGTACGCGCCAAACGACTACAAAGAGCGCGTACCCGCTACCACGCAGGGCGGCGTCGCGGCCACGTTGCGGGCTATGAACGCGTATACGCCCAATTGGGACGTGTTTTGGAACGTCTTTCTTGGCCGCATAGGCCGAGTGCAAATCAACGATCGCATGAATTTCACCAATCCGCTGGCGAAGCTCAAGCGTCCTGCATTGCGCTATGGCCGTACCATCCAAGAAGTTCAGGCGAATCTTATCAAGGCACGCGCGTACGACGCTAAAGCCGAGAACGTCTTCGGGCGCGAGGGCCGCGAGCCCGATATCCACCAGATTTTCCATACCGAGAATCGTCGTGACAAATATACCATCAACATTCCCATGGAGGATGTTTTGCGAGGTTCGTTTATTGAGGGCGAATCAATCTCCGCGTTCTTCAATTCGCTCACTGAAGCTCCAATCGCTTCGGCGAACAATGACGAGTATCTGTTGATGCGTTCGCTGACAGAGACCTACGACAATCTGTGGGGCTTTTGGAATATTCAGGTTGATGATTTGCACAACTTGGGGAATGACCTGAATACGCAGGTGGAGCGTGGCATCAAGCTTATTCGTGCGATGAATGCCACTTATACCAAGATGAAATACTTCCGCACTGAGTATTCGCCCGAGGGCCGCAACAAGGGACTTGCGACTAAATCGAACCGTCTTATCGCGATTATTGACGCTGACGTGAACGCAGCGTTGGAAGCGGCCAATATGTCGTTCGCCTTCCACAACGAGGGCCAAAAGCTCGTGGCTGATGATATCATTGTGCTCGACGAGCTGCCTATTTCGGGTTGCCAGGCGCTTCTTCTCGACGAGGAATGGTTCCAGGTTGCTGATACTCTGGGTCCGCTTTCCATGGTTTCGCCGATGAACCCCGACAACCTGTCGTACAACACGTTCTACCATATCTGGCAGGTGCTTTCCTACTCCATCTTCCTCGGCGCTACGATGTTCTCCACGCGCCCCGATTCGGAGATTACGGCTGCCCAGGCAACCTACACGGGCGTTACCCTGCAGGATGCTGCAGGCAACACTTCTTCGACCATCCAGCCGGGAGAGGATGTGCAGCTTATCGCCAAGGTCACTGGCACGAATTCGCCCAACCAGGCCGTTGTCTATTCCATCAAGGCGTTCAACGGCCGCGGCGCGGTGCAGACGCTCCCTGTGGAGATGTTCGTTGATTCAAACGGCGTTTTCCACTCGGGCAACTGCCACGATATCGACAAGGTGACTATTGCCGCAACGTCTGTGGCCGATTCGCAGTACCAGGCGCTTTACACAGTCACCGTCGCAGGCGCTACCTATATGACGGCACTCGCGGGCGCGGCAGTCAACGTGAAGGTTGGCGCGAACGCTACTTCCGCTTTGACGTGGACGCCTGCAGGCGGCACGGATAAGAGCTACGAGGCTTACAGCGCAGACGATTCCATTGCTACCGTGGCGAACGCGGCAGACGATGTTCTCACTGTGTCTGGCATCGCTGAGGGAACGACTACCATCATTCTCGTTGCCAAGGGCGGTGACCCGACCAAGGCCAACGTTACCGCAAAGGTCAGCGTGACTGTTACGGCGTAAGCTGTACGATGGCTTATAATGAGGGCTGTTCGAAAGAGCAGCCCTTTTCTTTTAAGGAGGATATATGCCAGACATTCCCCAGGTTTTGACGCCGAACACATGGCCCGTGGGCACAGAAGTGGTTTTGCTGCAGGTGCCTTGGGACGCGAATTACCGCGATATCGTGATTTGGGACAATCAGCAGCAGCGAGACGATTATTTCGATACGGCTTACGCGTGCAATTCGAAGCGATGGACTTCAGCCAAGTTCTCATATCTACCGCCCAATGAGCCGATCAATATACCTGTTCCGTATTCGGCAGCATACAAGTACAATTATGTGGTGGTGCAAAACCCCACGCAGCCCGTCGAATACGAGGAACAGCCAATACGTCTGTGCTATTTCATCACGTCCGCGAGCTATATCAATCCGCAAACGACGATGATTACCCTGCAGCTTGATGTTATCCAAACCTACCAATTCGGCGTATCCATCGACCGCCTTTTCGCGGTATCGGGGCATGCGGCCATTTCCAACAAGGCCATGAACCAAAGTCTTTCTGGTATTACGGGCAACGTATTGCGCCGATATTGCGATATAGACGAGGGTATTAGCGTGGGCAACACGTATGCGATTATCGGCAAGGAATGGTTTCCGTTCACTGAGCCGGACAGCGGCGAGCTTGGATGGGTTATCGTCACGTCAACGGCCAATTTGGCTGCTGACCCTGGCACGATTGATTCGCCGAACCTCAACGTCGCCGACGGACAATCGGCGGACGGCCTGCCCTCAGGTTGCAACGTTTATTCCATGCGCCAAACCGTATTCAAACAGTTCATGGAAGCGTTGCAGCAGAAGTCATGGGTAGCCCAATGCATCGTATCAGTGACTACCTTCCCATCGCGCCTTTTGAGTGCAGGCCCAGAGGTTGAGCTTTTCGGTAATTCTGGCGTCAAGATGCATTTCATCGGCGATACCGACGCGCTCACGGGCAAAAGATATATCGAGATTACCGATATCTATAGGAAGCTATCGGAATGGGGCTTTGGCCGGGATTACGTGTTGCAGCCGTATAAGAAGCTGCTTTGCTATCCGTATTCCGTCGTGGAGCTCACGACATATTCAGGAAATTCAATCTTCCTTCGCCCTGAGCTTTTGTGGGGAAACAAGATTTCGCTTTTGGCTGTGTGCTGCGCCATCGCGCCGTTCGCCCGCGTAGCGATGGTTCCCACGGCGTACAATTGCAACGGCTCGGACGAATCTTTCGAAACGGATACCTATCAATATATCAGGCTAGGCGATGGAAAGCCGTCAACCTGCGTCATTGATAGCGGCGACTTCCTCGATACCGCGTTGTGGCTGACGGACTTCCCGCAGTTCTCCATCGTCAACAACAATTACATAACCTATATGGCTTCGACCGCGAACACGCGCCAGTATCAGTATTCCAATGCAGCCTGGTCGCTCGATAAGTCGAATATGGGTGCGCGGAACGCTTACAACAACGCCATGTTGGGAGCCAACAATGCACAGGCCAATTTCGATGCATCGGCATCAGGCTTAGCCAACGCTATCGGGCAGCAGGCTGTATCAGCCCCGGTGATTTCGCAGGACGGGATTGGAGGATGGGCGTCACCTTCCATCGGTGGCCTTGTAAACGGTGCCCTTGGAAACGCCATGGGCCAGATCGGCGCGAATTCATGGGGAAGCGCACAGGATATCGTTGGCAACATGACCGGCGCTACCCAGAACGCCAACAACGTCAATCTTGCGCGGCAGGTAGCGGGAAACAATTTGAACCTCGCCAACCAGGTTAATCATGGCGATTATGAAAACGCAATCCGTGGAATCAATGCCGCCTACCAGGACGCCCAGCTCACACCGCCATCCACGGCGGGGCAGCTTGGCGGCAATGGCTTTATGTGGAAGAATGGCCTTTCGGGATTCGGCATCGTGTATAAGCAGGCATACGGCGCGGCTTTCCAGGGCGCGTGCGACTACATGCTGCGATATGGCAACCAGATTCATCGCTATATCAATATCAAGGGCGGCATGACAAAGCTCAAAGTCATGAAGAAGTTCTCTTATTGGAAAGCGTCGGAAACGTATATCGACTGCGCCAAGGCCAATGAAGCGGAAAAGGACGTCATTCGTGGCATACTCGAACGCGGCGTTACAGTTTGGGGAGACCCAGACGATATCAAGCATACCGAGCTCCGTCCGACTGACCAAGCCGAGTACAACGCGCCGCTGTATAATATCTCGTATTGATGAGAGGAGAGCGAATGACACCTGCAATTTTCGACCCAGCCGAATTCGTGCCGCCTGATGTTGCCTGTTTCGGCAAGCGATACGTCAAGCGGTGGCAAGCTTCGGTTAAGCAATACCGCACATACGACTATTGGCGGCAGCTGTTTTGGACTGCCGCCATTTCCCGCTTCGAATGGAGCGGACTGCCCGAGGGCATGGACGCGCGATACCTCGAAACGCTTCTTTGCGGTTGGGGGAGCTTCGCCGCCACAAAGCGTTCGACCTCGGGAATCATGACGTATTGGGCAGGGCGCATGACGCCTGTAGGCAACCTCGATCTATACCGCAACCCGAACACCATCGACATTTACAGTCCTAACGGCAACCGCCAGCGCCGCCATTGCAACTATTGGTTCGACCGTTCAGGCTCAAACCAATACGGCAAGAAATGCGAGATTATGCATCCCGATGCCGTTATCTGTTGGGACAACCTGGCGCGCTTTCCCATCCTGCAGCTTTTGGACAGGCAGGCGCAGCGCTTGGCCGATATGGATACGACCGTGGACCAGCACGTGAGGGCCATGCGCGTTCCGTACGTCATAAGCGTGGACGAGTATTCGAAGAAGCAGGCTCAGGACATGTACAACCGAATCGATTCTGGACAACCTGCCATCTTCATGAACGCGAGCGGAATGCAGGCGGTGAATATCCAAGTGCTGCAGACCATGAACAAGGCTGCGTACGCTGGCAGCGATATCCTCAACGACGAGCTGAAAATCGTGTCTGCCGTCTACACGATGCTCGGCATCGACAACAACGCAGCCGCCGAGAAGAAAGAGCGCGTGCAGACCGCCGAGACTTTGGCTAACAATGAGCAGTTCATGATTCAGCGCAATTCGTTCTTGAAGCCACGCAAGGAGTTCTGCGAGAAGATAAACAAAATGTATGGCTGGAATTGCAACGTGAAATGGAGCGTCCCGCATATGCCGCAGACCGATGATTCGTGGCCCATTGCGGAGGGCTTGCAATCCCTTGACAGCAGCGGGCAAATCTACCTGGAGGAGGAAGCCGCCGATGCTAACGTTTAATAACAACGACTTCACGACGCTTGAGGAGCACCAATACACGTTGCGCGATGTGACGGAAGCTTTGGGTTATGACTGGGGTATGCAGGACTACCCCATTTTCGATGAAGCCTACCGCGAAAAGCTCAACCGCGCGATTTGGAATCACTTCGCCTACCGCCGAATCGCAAGCGACACGCCCGCAATGTTCATCTTTTACCTCAATAGGCGCATGAACGAACAAATGCCTAATTATAACAAGGTGTATGAGCTTGTGCGCAAGGAGCAATTCAATCCGTTCGCCACGGCGCAAGGCTGGAACGACAGCGAGAGCGAGGGAAGCTCGACGGGCGTAGGCGTCGTGACCGCTTCGAGCACTCCCCAGGTTTTCTTGAACAACCCCGACGGCGAGCAATACCTCACGGGGTTGAACAAGCAGACGAACGACGGAAGCCAAAAGGGCACATCCAAGACGCATTACGAGACTATCTCGGGCAGCGTCGGCAATGCTGTCTATGATATGATGGCTTCGAGTTTCGTGGCAACGGATAACCTCGTGTTCGCGGCGCTGGAACCGCTGTTCATGCAGACTTGGGACGATTTGCCAGTGTAAGGAGGAACATTGCACAAGCACGATCTGATATACCAGAGAATCAAGCTCGAAAGCCAGGCGGAATACATTTCGAGCGAAGCCCAGCGGGCCATGAAGATGGACGATGTGCCGATGTATAAGGCGCTTCACCAGCTACATTTGAGCCTTATGGCCTGCTTGGCGGAAGTGGCGGAAGCCATCGACATTCTAGAGCAGCGAGAGGAGTTGAAGTGACATGTACGCGCCTTATGGGTTCACGGCTCTCACGGGCCAGAACGCGGCTAGCACGCAGGCGAAGAACATGCAACCTAGCATGCCTGGGTATACGGGGCTTGATTCGATGACGTTCGACCAGATGCGCACGCCCGAGGACCAGATACATTGGCTGTATCTGTACGCGTCCACGCTCGATATGAACACGCTCGACGTCGATACGGCGCAAGCCATGATCGACGCGTCGGCTGCGGCACTTCGGGAGTACGCGGACGCGCAGAACAAGGCCCTGAAGGACTACGTGGATTCGCAGGACACGGCTATCAAGTTGGACGTTGACACCAAATACAACTACCTGCTTCGCCTCATCAACCTGCTGGCGGAATTCCCCGGCACGGTATTCGACCCCACGTATGGAGATATCAGGCCCATTAAAATCGTGTGCGAGCGTATCTACGATTTCGACCGAATCTTCGCAAGCCCCGCTGGCGAATACGATGCTAAGGAGCTTACAGCATCGGGCTACGACGGCCTGGGCGTGGAAGCGCGCGAATACGACGTGGCTTTCGCGCTTATCACATATGAGGGGGAACAATGACGAGAGCAGTAGGAAACGGCATGATTCAGACGCTCGCGAACGCCATCGGCACGGGAGCGGTAAGCAAGCTGGCGAAGCAGGTCGCAGGGCTTTCAACGGATATGGCGAACATCAAGACGCCTGATAAGGGCTCGGGCCTTATGTTCAATCCCGAGACGGGAAAGCTCTATATCCCATGCGGAAACGGCGTGACTGTGAACAAGAACACGGGGATGCTCGAAGTCCTCATCGGGGAGCACCTTCGCTGCACAGGAAGCGGCCTTGACGTGCCGGACGCAGACGAGACCACGGCTGGCGTTGTCAAGCTGACGCACGAGGTGTCGAACCGAACGGATGGGGAGTGGGCCGTCACGGCTGATGGCGTGTATGCGTATGCGCCTGGGTATAAGACGCCTGGCGTGGATATCAAAAATGTCACTGAGCTAAAAACAACGGGAACCGTTGCCCGTGTAGTGTTTAGTAACGGATGGATATGTTTTGAAGCGTATGGCGTCAGTGGTACGGAAGCTAATGTGCCATTCGCTGAAATTCAGGGTTACGCAGCTGATATGTCACTAGCCTTTATTGGACGAGACAATACCCAATTCGGGGATTTTCCATTAACAAACAACGCCGGCAAGATATCAATAGCAATACGGTCACCTACGACAGTATCGGATAAAACTATTGCCGTTATATTTCCAGCCCACAAACTTTAAGGAGTAAAAATGGCTCATACAAATGAAACCCTCGATTACAAGCTGCCGCAGTTCGTGGACACCGATCAGCCCACGTGGCTCGGCGATTTCAACGGCGCGATGCTTTCCATTGACACCGCGATTCACGACGCGGCAACCAAGGCAGATCAAGCAGGCAAGGACTACGCCACCCTCAACCATGCCGTTGAGGAGCATACTACCCAAATCGAGCAGCTTGAAACCGATACGGGCAACCTCGCAACAACCGTGAGCGGCCTGGAAGAAACGGTCGCAGACCATACAGCATCCATCGCAGAGTTGCACGAGGGCTTGGACAGCCTGGAGAATTCCACGAAATACGACGGAATTACCAATCACGTTACCAATGCGGCCGCACTGTTCCGAACCAAGGGCAATTACGACCGAGAGGGCGGCTGCCCATGCGGAGACGACCTGTACGCGATTTATGGGTACGGCTCTGGCGTGTCCCAAGTCACGCTGTACGAAGTAAGCACGGGAACCGTAGTCGCTACCTACGACGTGGGCGATACCGAATTCCATGGCAACGGCATGAGCTATTACAAGGGCGAGCTTATTTTGGCTGGCAGCTCCGCGACAACCAAGGGAACCCAAATCTATTTCTTCCAAGTCACGAACAGCTCAATCACGCTGACCAAAACCATCAGCGCCGCCCAATTCGGGCTCGGAGCGTGCTGGGGCTTCGGCCATTACAAGGATACCGACAACGAGTACTATTGGGCCACTGATTACCTGGTGAACTTCTACTACGTCAACAAGGCTTGCACCGTATCAAGCAAAATCGGCAGCGTGTACCTCCCGAGCAGCGCAGGCATGGAATATTCGACCCAGCAAGCGTGCAGCTATTCCAAGGAATACTCAGTATTCCTGAGTTGCCGTTCGAACTGCATCAACGTGTACACTGACAAGCTCAAGTACATCAAGACTATCCCGATTGACGAAACGCTGGGCTTTGTGTGGCGCGAGGAAATCGAGCAGGCGACTATTTATAACGGCAAACTTTGGCTACACAACAATCCCATCGGCACGACCGCCTTCACTGACAACCACATCGGTTGCGTGTGGAGCGTAGACGTTGGAACCGAAATGCCTAAGGGCTGGGGCCACGGCGATTACAATTCCTTCTTCGGCATTGTGTTCGACGGCGCTACGCAGGTACCGACTTCGACCGACGGAAATCCGAATACACAGCTTACTGTTGGCTACATGCAAGACGTGTCAGCTGTGCAAGCGCAGCTCGGTGACATTCCTTACAACGTCGTCATTCGAGCATCATCGAACGACGTGCTGTTTATTTTGAAACATTCGCAAATCAAGGGCGGCGAGAAATCCTGGGCAGGCATCTACGCTATGGCTGGATACACGATCTATGAAGCAAGCGAGCTATACAAAAACCTGAAAAACGCCCGCTTCGAATCGCTTTTCTCGGGAGTGTCCAACATTACTTGCACTCTTTACAGCGAATTCCCGAGCGGCATCACAAGCGGTGGTAAAAAAGTAGCCCAAATCTATGGCGGAACGCTTCTAGTTCGAAATAGTTACAGCGTTACCAACATCAAGGACATTGATACTGAGCGCTCATACGCACTTTGGGCAATCGAGTAGCCATGATGCGCTTTATCGACATATCGAACTGGCAGGGAGGTATCGACCTCCCTGCCCTTCTCCCCAATGTGGACGGCGTTGTGTGCAAGGCTACCGATGGCGTGACGTTCGTAGACTCATACTGCGACAATTGGGTTCAGCGATGCATCAACGCAGGCAAGCCCTGGGGCTTCTACCACTTCGCCGGCATCAACAGCGCAAGCGAGGAAGCTGAATTCTTTGTTAGCAACTGCCAAGGGTATTTCCGCAAGGGAATACCTATCCTCGACTGGGAGGGAAACCAAAGCGTCGGATGGGTGAACGCGTTCGTTTCCAAAGTTCATTCGCTCACAGGCGTTTGGCCGTGGATATACGGCAACCCGTGGAGATTCAACCAAGACGGGGTGGAACCGAACTGCGCCAGGTGGATAGCGGAGTACCCTGCTGTTACCTCCCCAAGTTTTGAGCAGGCTGAAAGCTGGGACTGCCCAGAAGCTGAGGGCAATGTGGTCGCATGGCAATTCTGTTCAGATGGCAGAGTAAGCGGCTGTAATGAGGACTTGGATTGCTCGCTATTCTATGGCACCGAGAAACAATGGAGGGCTTATGCTAAAGGAAACAATCGCGATGTATCTGCTACTGTGCTAGAGAATGACGAATACAAAATCACGATTGAGAGGAAATAACGTGGATTGGCATATCACAGCTTTCGCGCTGGGGTTTATAGCCCTGGATTTGCTCACAGGCTTCGCGCAAGCCGTCGCGAACAAAACAGTCGATTCGACGAAAATGCGAGACGGACTTTGGCACAAGTGCGGGTTCGTGTTGACCATGCTTTTGGCAGCGCTGATTGAATGGGCTATGCAGTACATCGACTTGGGGTTCACGCTCCCGCTGTTCGTGCCCGTGTGCGTGTTCATCATGCTCACCGAAATCGTGAGCATCTTCGAAAATATCTGCAAGCTCAGTCCTGAGCTTGCAGGCTCGAAGCTTGCGCAGCTTTTCAAAATTGACGTAAAATAGAGCAGTCGTATACCGACGAATATTATCCACGAACCCGCAGGAATCTGGTAAGCACTGCGGGTTCACTTGTATTTGGAGACGAAATGGCTTGGACTAAAGAGCAGCAGCAATATACCGAGTACGTAATATGCACGGTCGAATCAGGATGCGACTACGCGAGCGTGAACATGAGCGACCCCATCACGCTCGGCATCGGCCAGTTTTACGGCGCGAACGCATGCGCCTTGATGGAAAAGCTCAAAGCCGATGCGCCGGAAAGCTATGCCAAGCTCAGCAGCCGACTGCGTAATGCAGTGGACGCACATCCTTCGAGCGAATGGAATTGGTGGAGCAGCTTTTACCTTTACAACGACGATGCGAACTCATGGGTGGCTTCTGCGCAGGACGCGGCGAACCATAAGGTGCAGGACGAGTTCTTCATGAATTGGGTGTTCGGCACAGGCGGCGCTTTCTCGACGCTCGAAGGATGGGGCATGGACACGAGCAAGGTAAAGGAAACTATCTTCATGCTAACCGTGTACCACCAGCGTCCAGCGAGCGCAAACCAGATTTTGGCAAACATAGGCGGCAACAGAAGCCTTGGAGAGTACCTATCTGCCACGCTCAACACGTGGCCCGTGTCGGGATATTCGAACCGGTACAACAAGGCATACGGGCTGCTCAATTCGTGGGACGGCACTTCGGCTCCGCCCGACTTCGGGCAAAGCGACTACACGCCCGGAAACAACCCCGACACCAACGGCCAGGTTTCAAGCAGCGTGAGCCGTATCGAGCTGGCTGGAAACGACCTGATCGTATACGGCAAGATGGGCAACGGGAACAAGCTCATTTGCCACAACACGGGCAATGGCGTATGGCTCCCGCTTCGCAATGCATCGGCTCCCGAATATCCTGGCACTGGCGGCGGCGGCTCGACAGGCGGCGGAACCGAGGAATTCAAGAAAATGAAAGCCCTGTGGGAAGCCAACAAAGGCAAGTTCCGATATGCCCAAAGCGCAGGACGATTGGAGCCCGACGTAAGTGGCTTCACGGACTGCTCAGCCTGCATCTGGTGGGCTGCGAACAAGGTCACCGACGGCAAGTACAATTGGCTCGGCACCTCAACGTACACGATGCGCACGACGGCAACCAAGATATGCGACGGCATCCAACGCGACCTAATGAAGCCTGGGGACTTGATTCTCATGTACAACCAGTACGGCGAACACGTGGGATGGTACTGGGGCGATGGGGTCGCATGGGGCGCGGGCTCCGCGCCCTGCCCGAAAGTGGAAGCCGACCCGGTAGAGGATTATAATAACTGGGGTTGGGGTTTGATGATTTACAGATTTTTGGAGGACTAATGAGCGGCATCCCTAAATGGGCCAGATGGGACCCAAGCAATTTGATGGGCGCGAAATGCCCCGTGCGCCTTTGCACAGGGCCGCGAAGCCTGGGCAAAACGTACGCCATGAAGAAACAGGGCATAAAACGATACCTCGAAAAGGGCGAGACGTGGGGGTACATAAGATACAACGACGCGATGATTGAGAGAATCTTAAAAAGCCCCGAGGGCTTCTTATCCGATATCGAGAGAAACAACGAATTCCCTGGTTATACCTTCCGCATGAACGGGCGCATGATGCAGGTTTCAAAGAAGCCCACGAACGCTACCGAGGAGTGGAAGCCGAAGTGGGAAAACTTTGGGCAAATGTATGCATTGACCTCATTCGATTCATTCAAGGGCATAGCTACGGCAAAATGCACGCTCCTCGTGCTCGACGAGTTTATCAAGGAAAATAAGACAGTCCCATATCCAGCAGGCTGCGTAGATATGCTCATGAACATATGGGAGACGTTCGACCGCCGCGAGGACCGCGTTATCCTAGTGTGCCTGGCGAACAACGCCGATCTGGTTAACCCGTTATTCCGGGCATGGGGCATCACGCCTATTCCCAAAGGTTCTACGCGCTACTTCAAAGTAGGAAAAAGCCACGTCTATTATGAGAACGCGTTCTGCGAAGAATTCGAGAAGTATTCAGAGCAGTCCAATATCGGCATGTTCACGGCGGGCTCGGACTATGCAGAATACGCCCAGCAGAGCGAGTTCACCAACTCCACGGGGTTGTTCGTTAAGAAACGTCCCAAAGGCTGTGATTGCATCGTGGCTATGAAGTTCAAGGGCATTCCCTTCTCAGTCTGGCAGGACTTCCACACGGGCAACGTGTTCATTGACCGAAAGCCACCGCAGAATAAGACCATTGCCGTTCTAACGCGGCACGACATGACGCCAGACACCCGTCTAATCGAGCGCACAGCGCCATTGATTAAGTTCGCCATGCGAAGCTATTCCCAGGGCGAATGCTATTTCGACAGCGACGCAACGCGCGAAATGTGGTTGGATATGCTTGTGATGTGCGGATTGAAATAGGAAAGCCCGTCTAGTGGCGGGCTTTCTTTTCTAAAGTTTCAAATGCTTGCGCTTATACATGTTGAGTACTAGACGCTGATACTTATCGTTAAATTCATCTTTCAAGGCATCAATACGCGCCGTACATTCCTCAGTGCTAACACCCTGTTCACGGCATTCCATGAGTAGGCCATGCATTTTACGAATATACTCGATGCAAAGTTTATCGCGCTCCACTTTAAACTCTCCGAGCGTTTTCATGCTTCTACTCCAAACTCAAAACGTTGCCTTCTACATGTACGCGATAAAGTTTATCGAGGGCAGCAGCCTTGCACGCGTTTATGGCGCCGTCGATATCCTCAAACCCAAAATCGAATGAAATCAAAATGCCATCTTCGCCCTTGGTTAGAACGTAACCGTACATCCGAGCGTATGTGCGTGCAAGCCAGGGATCTAATTCGGAATTTTCTTGCGTTACCTCTCCAGTCTTGACCGAAACAATTTGGCCTGAAAAAGTGTTTTCTACACGCAACTCGCGTTCTACGGTCAGTTTCATATCAGCGTTTCCTTTCTATCGCTACCACCTGATTCAGGTGTATCACCCGATTATGGCCGTTGCTTCTAACAGCGTACTTGTCTCGGGTGAAGCCTGTTACAGTGCCTTGGGCTATCTCGTACCACGTCATTCGGTATGCGTGCTTGGGCACGAGCCAGTATATTCGGCCCCCAACTATACGATCATCGCCCGTCTGGATGTAGGTACAAGTACGAAACTCGTGTATAACTTTCTTCCACAGAATCGAGCGTTCTACGGGGTTCGTTGCCGTGGCGAACTCTGCCAGGTGTTTGTTCACGATGGCCGAGCGTTCGACCGGAAGTATTATTTGATGAATCATGATAGCGCCTTTCTATTCGAGCATGTATTTAATGAGCATGAGCAATACCACACCCGCGGCGGCTAACGTGATCGTGGCTGCGAGCATAAACGCGCAAACGAAGATGCAATAGAGAACTTCCATAGGATTCCTTTCTAAACGGCGGCCAGGCATAGGAAGAAAAACGCCAGCAGGCCGAATTTTACGTTCTCGGTTTTCCAAAACCTAGCGCCGAACGCCAGGCAGAGGATAAGAAAAAGGGTTTGAAGTAGTTGCATGATTCGACCTCAATCTACCACCCCGCCATGCCACTCTATCATGTCCTCGGTCACCATTGATTCAATTTCGCTCACACTGTAATACATGGCTTAGTTTCCTTTCACTCGGCTCGCGTTGTAGCCTGCCAGGTGGCAGGCTACCGGGTTACTCGTCATAGTTTCCACACTGAGGCATTCCACAGCTATCTTTAATGATGTGCATTACTCCTCGCTCTCCTCGTCATCGTTAAAAACGTCATCGCACTCAAACCAAACGTAGTCATTAATATCGGCATCCGTTAAAGGCTGACCGCTTTCGGCTGCGAGCTCAGCAAGTTCTTCGATACGGTCGAAAACCTCGTGACGTTGTTCGTCGGTTGCGTGCTCCATACGATCAGCAGCGCCGGACCAAAAACTAAAGTCGTGCGGGTCGATTTCATAGACGAGTTTCATTTTTGTTTCCTTTCGGTTGGTGTGGTTTTAACTGCCATTCCAGTTTCCCCTTTCGGCTATGCCTGAGATCGGAAGAGC